GCACGTTTAATACTTAAAGTAGACTTTATATCTTTTGCTGATATCAGATAGTTTTTTCTGATGGTTTTAGATACTTCAGTCTTTACCATTGCAGACGTACGATTTATTGCACTCGCTGCCGCCGCTATTACTTGCTGAGGATAATTCTTAAGCAGACTCTTGGCTTTTTCTATTTCCTTTGCATCAATAGATATCATCTGTCATTCGCCACCAATTGGATAGTCAAAATTCCCATGTCATCAGCACAGCTCTCAACCAGATACTGCTTATCATTGACGCCGAAAAGCTGTCCATATACAGGAAGCTCAGGCAAAGCTTCTGCCAAGCAATTTACCTGTAACCGACTGCCATAAATACCAGGATAAGTTTGGCTGGATCCAGTCCCCGTAGATAACCCCTCTGCAACAGAAATGTCTTGCAAGATGGCGCTGCATTCGGTACCATTCAAGTTATGTTTATCGGCAAATTCTAACGAGTTAATAAAAGCCGCAGTATTATCTGCGGCTATCTGCTCACGAAAGGTTTTCATTTTACTGTAGCTGCGGCATTGACTGGAGGTAGGCTATCACCATCGGTCTCATCTTGCTGATCGGCCGCACCCTCCAGCAGTTCTAAAAGCTTTGCTTTATTAGCTGCCTTAGGCACTTCTAAGCCTCTTTCTTCGCATAAAGCTTTCAGTTCGGTGTTGGTAAAATCTTTCAATGTTCTTTCTGCTTTTTCTGTACTTTCCACCGAAACTTTTTCAAATTCTTTCGGCGCACCTGCTACCAGCGCATTCGCTTCAACTTCCGGCAGTTCGAGGATCGTTCCTGCCTTATACTCGACGCCATTGCGGCGCAAGGAAAATTTCTTTATCAATACTTGTTGCATTTACAAACCTCCTTATTTAACTTTCAAGGTCGCCCAATCATCCAAAAACTCCGGACATACTACGCAGCGGCTGGACATAGCCAGAGTAGTCGTATCGCTTTCTGTATTGCCGGTGACCTTCGGAATGTATGCGCCTTCATAAGTACGAAATTGTTTGTCGTCTTCGAGCTGCGTTACTGCACCAAAGAGACGTTTACCTCGACCGGGTACACCAATAATCATATGATCATCAGGGATATACTGGGCAAGGTTGCCATCGTCACCCTCGTACACACCATCATAAGCGTATATTTCCAGATTAAGGGATTCAATATAACCAACTCGCAGCAATTCCGGTCTTACCAGCTTCGGCTGAATGCTCATCAGTGCTAAATTTTCACGGCTGGGCACCAACAAATATTTATAAAGCTGTTCGTTATTGATCAGGTAAGACACTACATTCTGTGAACACAGGGCCACTGTAGGGATCATACCCGCGTTGCGGCGGATCTTCTGAGATGCGTCACCCATGACCTCATAAATTTTAGCAGAAGCATTATCCCATGTGTCCGATCCGGACAGAGTTGTTTTATTGTCAAATTCAGAAAATGTAATCGTATCAACCACAACAGTTTCACCATCGTCGGCATATCCTTTGCATTCGTATTCACCGTTGATCAAAAGCTGTGCAGCCATCCACTCCTGACGACGGACGCAGGCATCCACCAATTCTGCCATGTCATAAGCGCGCAATTCTTGAGCACGTTCTGCCGGGGTACGAGTGCTGTAGATATCTTCCCCAAAACCACGACGCTCAATATCAGACGCTTCAATAGTCCGTTTAGGGCGCATCAGCGGAGCTTTATAAGACCTGATCTGCGAACCGTTACGGCTCATATTTACACCCTTGCTTCCCGGTACCACAAACGGCGCCATTCTGCGACCGCCTTTGCGGTATTCCATATCCACGGTATTCGTCAAAAAGGTTTTAACCGCAGGGAAAAAAGTATCAATCAATGTCGTAGTCGGCGGATTGGTGCGCTCAATCGCCTGCAGCAAAGTTCTGGTATCATCAATATTAATAGGCATTATCTTCATCCTCCTTATTTCATGCTGGTCAAATAGATATTGACCGCACGCAGTTCTTCTTCATGAGCAGTAGCGTTGTCAGCGGTTTGTGCCACAATAAGTTTTTCGCGATTGAATTGGCCGCTGATATAAACTGTGACAACAACGTCAGCTCCGGTTAAGTCCGTATCATGTGCCAAAACTGCCGATGCCTTTTCTGCACCGGTAGAAGCTGTGCTGTCAACAATTTCATATTTACCGTTAACCAAAGCCAGAAGGGTACCACGCTTATAACTGGCCGTAACTCCTTTCAGCGTTACGTTTTTAGTAAGTACCGGTACTGCTGTACCACCAATAAGCTCATCATAATGAGTTCCGTTCATGTTGGAAATCATTTCCATTATTTCGCACCTCCAAATTTACTATTCATTACCTTGGCCATCTTATCCAATGCTTTCGCATCTGCCGCCGCACTTACAGCTGCCTCATCGGCCGCAGGATTGGCAGCAACGCCATCAACACCGGAACTTTTATTGTCAGCTACCATAGTGGCTACAACATTCTGCGCAGCATTAGCCACCACCCCTGCTGGAGAAGCATTTTTAATCGCTTCTACATAATTTTTTACTTCGTTAACAGTTTTGCCGCTTTTCTTAGCCTCATTGATGATCGCGGTAATTGCGACATTT